CCCTGGGGCAGCTGCTACTTCGAGACAGAGGCCAATCAGCCGGTGTTCCTGAAGGAAAGCGGGTTCCGCACCTTCCCACTGATGGTGCCGCGATGGGACATCACGGGCGAAGACAGCTATGGCACGGACTCGCCCGGCATGACGGCACTCGGCGACATCAAGCAACTGCAGATTGAGCAGCGCCGCAAGGGGCAGCTCCTGCACAAGGCCGTCGACCCGCCGCTGTCCGGCCCGTCGTCGCTGCGGCAACAGAAGACGTCGCTGCTCGCTGGCGACATCACCTACGTCGACGTGCGCGAGGGCCAGCAGTCGCTCAAGCCAATCCATGAGATTCGACTCGAAGGGCTGCAGCATCTGACGGCGGATATTCAGGACGTGCGCTACACCATCCAGCGCGCGTTCTTTGAAGACCTGTTCCTGATGCTGGCCCGGTCGGACGATCGCCTGGGCGCTGACCGTCCGACGGCGCGGGAGATTGACGAGCGCCACGAGGAGAAGCTGCTGGCGCTCGGCCCGGTGCTCGAACGGACGAACGACGAGCTGCTCGACCCGATTGTCGATCGCGTGTTCGACGTGATGCTGCAAGCCGGCCTGTTGCCGGAACCGCCCGAGGAGCTGGTCGGCGTCAACGTGCGACCCGAATACATCAGCATCCTGGCGCAGGCGCAGAAGCTGATCGGCGTCGTCGGACAAGATCGGTTCATGCAGTCGGTCGGCGGCATGGCGGAACTGTTCCCCGACGTCCGCTACAAGGTCGACACGAACCGCGTCGTCGACAACTACGGCGAAATGCTCGGCGTCGACCCGCGCATCATCCGCTCGAACGACGACGCCAATGCGCTCATCAGCCAGGAGCGCCAGGCGATGCAAGCGCAGGCGGACGCGGACCAGGCGGCGAAGCTCGCCCAGGCCGCGCGCAACGCCAGCCAGGCGCCCGTGTCCGGCGACAGCGTGCTGCAGCGCATCGTCTCAGGGGCGGCAGCCAGTCAACCCGAGCAGCAGCCGCAGCTGGTGCAGTAGATGCGCTACAACTTCGACGCCTGGCCGGCGGACAGCAACGAGCTGATGATCCGCTTGTCGTTCTGGTTCTCGCGTAACACCTGGTTGGTGAGCTGATGCCGCTGTTGCCCATCGTCAGGAACGCGGCCGACCCGAAGCAGGTCAAGCGCGCCGAGCGCACCGAGGCCCGCCGGTTCGCCCGGTTTGCCACCGCGCTGAAGGCCGTGTTGTCGACGCCGGAAGGGCGCTACGTGCTGCGCACCGTCATCGACGACGCCGGCATGCTGCGCAGCAGCTTCGATACGAACGGCTCGATGATGTATTTCAAGGAGGGACGTCGCAGTTACGGACTGGAAATTCGCGCCGCGTGCGTGGAGGTTGACGAGGATCTGGCGTTGTTGATGGACCAGGAAGGCACCCCGCAGCGACGCGCCGCCGAGTCGGAAATCAAGGCCGGCCACATCAGTGACCAGGCCGCAGCCGAGGGAGAGAGTAATGGTTGATCAACCCGCAGCCGGCGCAGCGTCAAGCGAAGCCGGTAAAGGTGGAGCAGCAGGAGACACGAAGGTCGCCGACACCAAGACGGCCGACGACAAGACACCGGCAGCCGGCGCCGCTGCAGCAGCGACCGGCGACAAGAAAGCAGGCGCGGACGGGAAGCAGACAGAAACCGGCGGCAAGGACGGCGCGGACGCGTCGAAGGCCCCCGAGAAGTATGAGCTAGCGATTCCGGACGGTGCCGACCAGTGGCTCGACGACGCGGACCTGAAGAACTTCGAGAAGTCGGCCCGAGCCAAGGGCCTGACGAACGAACAGGCGCAGGCGCACATCGACGAGTATGCCGATTCACTGGCGACGCAGAGCGCGGCGTTCCGCGAGGAAACAAGCAAGCACCCGAAATACGGCGGCGACAACCTGGCCGAAACGCAGCGCCTGGCCACGTTAGCGCTCGACCGTGTCCGGCCGGCCAACACGGCAGAGGGCAAGGCAATCCGCCAGCTCCTGGCGCGCACCGGCTACGGCAACAACGTGCACATCGTCGGCCTGTTGGCCGACCTGGGCAAAATGATGGCAGAGGACTCGCCCGCTCACGGGACCGGCGCCGGCCAGCTCAAAGACAAGAGCCCCGAGGCTGTGCTCTACGGCGGTAGCGCGAAGACCTGACCATCGGAGAAACGCACATGCGCAGCTTTTTGGTGTTGATGGTCCTGTTGGCCGTCGCCATGCTCAGCGTCGATCTGGGCGCAGCGACGACGGTCGCCGGACACACGGCGGCGATCCCGCTGGCGTGGAAGATTGGGCTGTTCGTCGCGTTCGGCGCGGCGCTCGGCACCGGGAACTTGACCCTCCTCGACTGGGCGAAGCGCCTGGACCCTGACGGTAAGGTCCCGACGATCGTCGAGCTTCTCAATCAGACGAACGAAGTGCTGGACGACATGCAGTGGCGCGAGGGCAACCTGCCGACCGGCCACCGCACGACCGTCCGCACCGGCCTGCCGACCGTCGCCTGGAGACTGTTGAACCAGGGCGTCGTGCCGAGCAAGTCGACGACCGCGCAGATCGACGAACAGGTCGGCATGCTCGAAGCCTGGTCTGAAGTCGACAAGGATCTGGCACTCCTCAACGGCAACGTCGGCGCGTTCCGCCTGTCCGAGGCGCGAGCGTTCCTCGAAGCCATGAATCAGGAGTTCGTGCAGACCCTGTTCTACGGCAACGGCGGCCTGGCGCCCGAGGAGTTCACCGGGCTCAGCGTCCGCTACGCCACGACCGCCGGCTCGCCGGCCAACGCCGACAACATCATCAAGGCCGGCGGCGCCGGTTCAGACAACACGTCGATCTGGTTGGTGTCATGGGGCGAGGAAACCATCAGCGGCATCTTCCCGAGCGGCAGCAAGGCCGGCCTGCAGCACGACGACTACGGTGAAGTCACCGTCGAAACCGTGGCGGGGTTGCCTGGCGCGCGGATGCGCGCGTTTCAGGAGCGCTGGCAGTGGAAGGCCGGCATTGCGCTGAAAGACTGGCGCTATGTCGTCCGGATCGCCAACATCGACATTAGCGACCTGAACGCGGCGAACGTGAAGACCATCATCGACAACATGGAGAGCGCGATCGAGCGGATTCCCAACGCGTTGGGCCGCCCGGTGTTCTACATGAACCGCACCATCCGCCGGTTCCTGCGTCGTGAGGCGCGCGAGTCGGTCGGCAGCGGCGGCGGGCTCAGCTTCGAGAATTTCGCCGGCAAGCGGATCTTGATGTTCGGCGAGGTTCCGATCCGGACGGTGGATCAGCTTCTGAACACGGAGGCCCTGGTTCCGTAGTCCGCCCGTCGCGTGGGAGACTCGGCACAGGAGAAACCAACATGTATCTTGACAACCTGCTCGTGGTCAGCGACGCCCAGGCATTCACTGCCGTGGCCGTCTCGACCAATTCGATTGACCTGTCCAACGTCACGCCGAAGCGCGAAATCGCGACCGGCGAGGCGATGGGTTTCGGCATTGCGGTTGACGTCGCCGCGTCGTCGACAACCGTGCTGTTCGAAATCATTCAGGCGACTGACGCGGCGCTCACCGCCGGCATCATCGTCCTGGCGCAGCGCACGTTCCTGTCGGCCGACATGCCGGCGGGCGCGCTGATCTTCTTCCCCATCCCGCAGAACCCGACGGCGGCCGGACCCTTGCGGTTCATCGGCGTCCGGGTCACGCCTGCGGGCGGCGCGGCGACGGTCACGCTGACCGTGTGGCTGACGACGCACGACGCATTCAGCGTGCTCGCGAAGCCCTACGCCAAATCCTACGTGGTCTGATTCAGACCTGGGCAAGCCGAAGAAACCGAAGAAACCCAAATAGCCGGCGGTCAACGGGCCGCCGGCACTCGTTCAGTAGGAGAGAATCATGGCGAAGAAAGCAGCGGAAGCCAAGGCGCGCGTGCGGGCGAAGCATCCTGCCGGCAAGCTGGCGCCGCGTCACGAAACGGGCAAGGTCGAGGCCGAGCGGCCGATGGCAGCCGAAACCGACAACACCGACTACGATCCAGGGTTGGACGAGCCGGAGGAGGTCGACCCCCGGCCGGCGCCGTCGATTCGAGTGCGGGCGCTCAAGGACGGCTACTACGACGACAAGCGGCGGCGGGCGGGCGACGTGTTCACCATCCGGCCGCCATATCAGGGCGACGTCGAGAACGACGGCAAGGTCGTCCACCGGACGATCGACGAGTTCTCGAAGAAATGGATGAAGAAAGTGGCGCGCTCGACGCCTGAGCGCATCACGACCGGGAAACAGGTGTTGCGTCGCCAGCACGACGAGGAGATGCAGCGCCGCATGTCGGGTGCCCCGCCCGATAATCCGACCGGCGCCGAAAAGGTGCTGGAGTAGCCGACCCTCACAAGGTAGACGACACGGCCGGCCAGGGTCTGGGAACCTGGTCGGCCGGCGGATTCGAGTGACCGATGGCCAAAACACAGTTTCTCGACTACACGATCTACCTGACCGACGCCGCCCTGGTGCAGGAGCTGCAGAGCACGCCACACGCGGGCGCAGCTGGCTCAGGCCCGGAAGCCGGCGGCGCGATCGGCCGCATCATCATGGCGCCCACCGTGGCCGCCATGACCTACAGCGCGCCGATTCAGGAACAGACCGCCGAGATGGTCGCCCCGTGTATTCGATCGGAGTGGTTCACCACCGGCAACAACTTCCCCAGAGATCAGCGGACGTTCGAGCGCTGCAACGGCGGCTGGTTCGGGATCTGCTTCCTGTTCGGCACGCGCATCAACTTCTACTGGCGCGGCAAGTTCGCCTGGATGCCGAAGCTGGACACGACGGCCCCGACCGGCGCGGTCAAGAGCGTGATGCCACAGCGGCGCTACATCGACGGCGCCGAGATGGCGGCCAGCGGCGTCGGAGGTGAGGGCGGCTCAGGCAACATGGCCGACATCGTCTCGCGTGCCGCGTCGCGACACTTGCAGGGCTTCGGTTACTGGGCCGACCAGGTGGTGCTCGAACGCGTGCACGTTTTCAACGAAGCGACACCGGGCCACGCGCAGGATTCACAGGGGTGGGATCGTTTTTACTTCCGGCTGAAGAAATACCCGACCGCGAAGACGCGGATCTTTAAGACGTCCGGCACCGTCTCTGCGACGTCAGGGATTGAAATCGGCGTGCTGGCGAATGGCCAGCTCGTGTTGACCAACATCGACAGCGCCGGCAGCGAAACCACGTTCGCGACCATGACGACACCGATCCCTTTGCATCGGTGGACGAAGCTCGACGTGCTGTTTCGCTACGGCAACGCGATCGGCGGCGCCGGCTGCTCCGTGTTCGTCAATGGCGTCCTGGCAATGGCCAAAGACCCCTACGCCGGCACCGATGGACTCGGCCAGGCGATCGGGATTGCCAACTGCCGCCTGGGCACCGGCACCGTCGCGCACAATGGAATCTCCGTCCAGTTCGACGATTGGATCGGCGCCGATCAGATCAACAACATGACGAACGGCGAGGACTGGAACCACGGCAGTCGCGTCGCGTGCCTCACCGCGAAAGCGTTCGGATCGGACAATGCGGCGTCCTGGGCGGCGGCCGGCGACTGGCGCGTGCTCACGCAGCGCCGGCCCATTACAACGCCCATCACGCGCCTACAGAACACGACGAGCGGCGCGCGGCTCTGCGTGTTGACCGATGCTGATCGGGAAGTCGACCAGGAGAACGGCAAGCTCGGCGTGATGGGGATGGTCATCGGCGTGCACGGGTTCGAAGCGGGCGCGGTCGGCGGCAACCTGGGCTATCGGTTGCCTGGCGGCGGCGCGGCCGTGACCACGGCCGTCACGCAGGACGGGGCGAATTATCAGTGGCGCTCGGCCTACTACGTGCCGAGTGGACTCACGAATCCGGTGCATCCGTTCGCCGGCACGGAACTCGTCTTCGACCACGGCGCCGCCGTCACGGCGCAGAACGTCTCGATTCTCTGCGCGGCAGCAGAAGTGATCGGCGTGTTCGGTCCCGAGGACGTCACGCCCAACGCCCAAACGGACAATCTGACGCCCGCGCCGACGATCAACCTGGCGAGCCAGACCGCGCAATACGTCTCCGACGTTAAGGATCGCCTGGTCGCAGCCGGCGTGCCCTTGAACAGCGACTGCGGCGCGCACGAAATCACCAGGCGCGTCGCGTGGGGCTTGAAGCACGAGAGCGCCGGCCTGCAGATAAAAACGTCGGGCGCCAACTGCGGCGGCAAGGCGGTCGCCATCATCATGTTCCCGAGCGG